ACATCATCACTCGGTCTTCGTACTCAACAGAGGCACCCCCTGTCCGTGGCTTGCAAAGATCGACGGTGAGTTCTACCCAGCTAAGTATTACTTCACTGTAGACTACACGGACACAGAAGTAGCAGACGATCCGGCACAACACAAACAGAGTCACGTACTCGAACTGCTAGATGCCGGACAGTGGACGGGCAACATCGTTGCTCTTCCGAACAACCGGGTCAGGGTGACCAACCCTGCATGGTTCGTAACGGGCGACGGCCCACCGGACTTCGCTCCTAGTCAGTGGGTCCATCATTCAAAGCAAGACCCGAACTACGTCAGTGATACGGCACGGGTATTCAATAACCTCTACGCGGAGAGCGATTATGAAGAAGATGATGAAGAGTAAGGGCATGGCCCGTGGCGGTGGCGCTAAGAAAAAAATGAAAAACGGCGGCAGAGCTATGAAAGCTAAAGGCATGGCAAAGGGCGGTAAGCGCGGCGGTGCCAAGATGAAGATGAAAAACGGCGGTAAAGCCATGAAAGCCAAAGGCATGTCTAAGGGTGGTATGCGTGGTGGCCGCAGGATGATGATGAAAAACGGCGGTAAAGCTAAGGGGACTCAACGCGGTGGTGCAATGACCGTTGCGGCGCTCCGTGCTGCTGCTAAAGCTAAGGGCTACAAGCTCGTAAAGGCGTAGTCAGATGGCAAAACGTCCCGGACTATACGCCAACATCGCAGCCAAGAAACGTCGCATCAAAGCCGGTAGCGGTGAGAAGATGCGTAAACCCGGCAGCAAGGGCGCACCGACATCAGGCAACTTCAGGCGTGCTGCACAAACCGCAAGGAAACGATAGTGGCACGCAAAGCCGACAAGATGCCAGCCCGTAACAAAAAGAACTTTCGGCCTACGAAAGCAGGAGCGGGTATGACTAAGGCCGGGGTGGCTGCGTATCGACGCAAGAACCCCGGCTCCAAACTTAAAACTGCAGTCACGGGCAAAGTCAAGCCCGGAAGCAAGGACGCCAAACGTCGTAAGTCGTTCTGTGCGCGTTCTGCTGGACAGATGAAGAAGTTTCCGAAAGCTGCAAAGAATCCGAATAGCCGCCTGCGACAGGCGCGGAAGAGGTGGAAATGCTAACTGCATTGATCGGCCCGATAGCAAATCTAGCTGGTACGTGGCTAGAG